GCCCTTATATTTACTCCGTGGGGTCAGGCTGGAAATTGATAGCTGGTGCAAGAGATGGTATATAGAATTGACCGGCTGCCATCGCAAGTGCATTGGGGTCGTTCTTTGTAGCAACTTCCACCTGATTGATATAGGTGTCAACTGTGGCGGCAAGATTATTTTGGACGTCCGTAAGTCCAAATGCTTTATTGTATACACGGAATGCACCGATTTGACCTTGGAAGGGCATAGCAACAGGTATTCTTTGGTAGAGAGGGTTCGTCGTTGAACCGCCGCCGAGAGAATAACCGAGGTATCCTCTATAGTTTTTACGAGTCAACTTCTCGGGCAGGACAACAGGACCAGCACCATTGATATATACTTCGTTTGTTCCATCATCATTGTATACGTGAACAATATGCGAAAACTGACCAATGGGGACTCTACCAGCATTAAAGAATGTATATCCCTTTTCATTAGAATCTAGTGCAATCATGAGTGAACCCTTAAAGAGTGCCATAACTGTATGGCTTGTTGAATAGGTTGGACCGCTAAATACGGCAAGAATCTCGCACGTTTCTACATTAGGGTTAATCCATAGTTCGCGAGTTTCTATTATAGTTGTCGTAATATTTAGCGATAATTCGTGATAGGATTGTGGATTGCCGCCGAGAGCGATTCCATCCCAACCCGCGTACTGCGGAAAATTTCTACCTCCATCGCTATTATAATAATACGGTCCATCTGGTGCGCGGGGAGCGGGTCCTGTACCATAAACCCATCCTGCGACCGGATTGGACCCCATCCCAGTGATAGGACCAGTAAACGAAAGACCTCTGCCGAGTACATTGATAGTTACTGTAATGTTTTGCTTACCCCCTTTAATAACAGCGTTGACTGTATCAGCAAGGGCTGGCATCGTACCGTCGGGCGATTGAACAGGATTTATGGCGTAAGTAAACACAACATTAAAATTTTTCCCGTCGCTCCAAATGCTGGTACCGCCTGGGGGGTAACCAATGTCGCGTAATGTGCCTGCCGCTGTCAAAATAGGTTGTGTTGCATCAAATGTAGGTGTTACATATTTGGTAATAAAATATTGAAGTGAAGTATCCCTGCTAAACATCAATGGGTTCGGCTTCTTTATATTTGGATTACCGAACCATCCTACCCAGTAAGTGCCATCTGAGGATTCTGTAATCGGAAATTTATATACAGTGCCTGACGGCATGCCCTTCACTGTAGCCTCATATTCAACGCCCCTAGCAAGATCACGGTATATTTGTTGCATCTGGACCCACCCAGCTTGCTGGGCAGTGTTAAACAAGAAGTAGGGTTCAGGTCTTTGCACTTCATGAACATAATTACCCATACCAATATCACCAATCCCTGTAAAATTGGTTACAAAGGTTGGCTCGGGTGGTCCAGGAGGTCGTGGGGATGTAACTAAACTGGGGTCAGGACCATTCAGAATCCTTGTTGATAATGGCAGTCCGAGAACCTGGGCAATAAGGTTAGGAGTTCCTAGAACGGTTGTGCCGTCAAACTGTACACCCTTTGCATCAGCGACTCTTGTACCTGAGGCAATAAGATCACCTCTATAGACTGCGTTAGCAGATTTCCATGCACCTCTCATTGTATAGGCGTCTTTTTCCCCTGCATTTCTAAATGACGTACTATCTACAGCGATGACTAAAGAGTCACGAGAGACTCCTTTGCAGGGCAGGGGAGTGGTCCGCTTTGTATTAATGCCGAGGCAACGTAGAACCGCAACGTCCTGCTTGACAGGGTCTTTTTCTGAGGTCATTGCGTTGTAGGTATTTGTGAAAATTTCCTTTACCTTGCCCCAAGTGAGTGCATTAAGTCTATTAAGGACAGATTGATCAGATGGGTACTGTGTGCCGGCAGGTTGGCATCCCGCAATACGCCACTGTTGTTCTATACACTGGTTAATAAAGGGTCCAGGTGTATTATCAGGGAGATTACAGGGGTCAAAGTTATTTGTACCAATACAGAGCCACGACGCAGCTTGCTGTGTCATAAGGTCGGCTCCGCCCCTGATGAGACTATACAGTCTATCATACCCTCTTATAGCGTTTTGAACTGTTATAACGCCACCCCTGTAGAGTTCAGGTGCCACAGCTACATTTTGCGCCGTTACAACTTGTATAGCAATTTTATCAAGCATGCCGAGTTCATTCCTTGTTTGTAGTAGTTTAATAATAGCACCCTGTGGAGTATATCCAAGGCTCCTTGCAAGTGTTACGAGACACGCCGTACTGAGTCTACCATTAATATCAGGTGTACATACCGTGGGCTCGGGGGTAGCGGGTTTTACGCCGTTGAGTCCTGCGCACATCGCACTATAACTGCCACCGCCCCTTGCCGTCCCTACCAGACACTCACCATTGGGTGCCCAGATACCATTCATCTTCTCAGTGCAGTCGGTACTCGTATATAGACGAATGCTGTAGTCGGGCGACGGGTAACCAAGAGTGCCGCAATTGATACCTTGAGGTGTGATTAGGGGTTTTTCCTTACCAGGTGGCAAAGGGCACCCCGCACTTCTCATAATAGTTGGTGTATTACATAGTGCAGAAGGTGCGCTAACATTACCAACCTTTACGCTCTTAGGATATTTCTCTGTGCCATCTATGTTTACAGGAATGGCGACGCCGGAAGGGGGGCAAAAGCCGCATAGACCACTGACGGAAGGAGCATCAATAGTGATACAGGTCTTGATGCGAGCACAGTTCTTAATCTCTTCTAGCTGTTGGGCGATTGTTAGATCCCAAATCCATTGACCATTGCCGTAATTGGGTATTCCATTGACGCCGTCACCATTCGGACCCTTTGGGAAAATAGGACCGGTCGCCTGTCCTAATGCTCCGCTGCTGCTTAGGTTCGGGTCGGGTACATAATACCATCCACAGCCGACAGTGGAACCTCTGACGTGAGGAGGTAGATTGGCGGGCATCTTTGCGGTCCTACACCACTGGATGTCGGCTTCGGTAAACTGGCTAGAATTATCGGTTTGTAGATTACGAACAATGATGTTTTCAGGGGTATTCAAGTATACATCGGGCTGATTAACTGCGGGGGTCATAACATTTGCGTAATTTGGCATATTAGCATTTGTCAAAACCTCTTTGCCTAGCACATTTTCTGAGTAGTTTTGTTGTCCAGTTGTAAATGTCGTTGTAGCAGACCTTAATGACCTAGCCGATGTAGGACCACCAGAAATAGAAGCTAAGAAACCGGACATAGTCTGGGAAGGACTCGTAGAGTTCAGTAAGCCGGAGACGTTTTGGAAATTTTCAATAGCACTGACCTTGGATTTATGTAGCAAGGCTAACACGGTCAATGATACAACCATTATAACAACTATACTCAACCAGACAAGCATCTGATAACCCTCTACGTTGTTTTAATAATTTTGTTTATGGAGGAGACGCCTGATAGTTAATCGAATTGCCGAGCATTGGTACGTAGAATTTGCCGGCTGCCATTGCAAGAGCATTCGGGTCATTCTTTGTAGCAAGTTCCACCTGATTACCAACATAGGTGCCAATCGTCGCTGCAAGATTATTCTGGACGTCCGTAAGTCCAAAAGCACGATTATAGACACGGAATGCGCCAATTTGTCCTTTGAAAGGCATTGCTGCGGGAAACTTTTGGTACAATGGATTGACCGTTGAGCCACCGCCAAGCGAATAGCCGAGATATCCTCCATAGCTTCGGCGTGTAAGTCCGCTAATTGATACAGGACCGGCACCATTAATATATATTTCGTGAGTACCGTCTTTCTGGTTGTAAACATGTACAATGTGCGACCATTGTCCAGGAACAATAGAGCCCGCATTAAAGAATGTATACCCTTTCTCATTTGATTTGAGACCAATAACAAGTTGACCCTTGTAGATTGCCATTTCTGTCCATGTCTCCGTGTAGGATGTTCCGCCGAAAATAGCAAGGATTTCGCAGGTATCTATATTAGGGTTAATCCACAGCTCGCGTGTCTCTACCACATTTGACATAATAGTTAACAATAATTCAGCGTTGGCTTGTGGATTGCCGCCGACAGCGATGCCATCCCAGGCTGCGTACTGTGGAAGATTTCTACCTCCATGGTCTTTGACATAATACCCTCCATCAGGGGCTACTGGACTGGGTCCTTTACCACTAATAAAGTATAACCACCCACCGTCACCCATGTCAGTGATAGGAGCACTAAACGAAAGACCTTTGCTGGGTACATTGATAGTTACCATAATGCTTTGTTTACCGGATTTAATAACATCGTTGACTGTATTGACAAGGGTTGGCATCGTACCGTCGGGCGATTGAATAGGATTTATAGCGTAATTAAACGCAATAGAAAAATAGGTCTTTTGGTCGCCGCTTATTCCTATACCGCCTGGGGGGTAACCAACGTCGCGTAATGTGCCTCCCGCTGTCAAAATAGGTTGTGATACATCAAATGTAGGTGTTACATATTTCTCAATTGTAAACGATAAGGCACTATCGCGAATAAATAAGATAGGATCTGGCTTTTTCTCTGATGCATTACCAAATACGCCATTCCAGCTACTGCCATCAGTACATTCGGTCACCTTGAATTTATAAGAAATTCCTGAATTGTTACCCTTGACCGTCGCAGTATATACAACACCTTTAGCAATATCATTATGTATTTGTTTGAATACAGGCTGCCATCCTGCACGGTCAATATTAATAATAAATCTAGGTTCTATTACGTGGAATTCTGTTGAATAGACACCCATACCGACATCACCAATCAGTAGGAAGCCAGTTTCTAGAATTGGCTGGGGTTTGTTGGGTGGTATGGGTGAGGAGACTACGCTGGGGCTAGGACCGTTCGTAACCTTCATTTGGGCAATTCCAAGCACCTGTGCTATGAGATTAGGAGTTCCTAGGACGGTTGTACCATCAAACTGTGCACCCTTTGTATCAGCGACTTTTGTGCCTGAGGCAATAACATTACCCGTATAGACAGCGTTGACCGATTTCCATATACCGTCCATTGTATAGCCAGCCTTTCCATCAGTAGTTCCAAATGCCGCACTATCTAAGTTGATAACTAGGGCGTCGCGAGAGATTCCTACGCAGGGAGGAGGTGTGTTCCGCTTTGTGCTAATACCGAGACAACGCATAACGGCAATATCCTGCTTGACGGGGTCGCTTTCTGAGGTCATTGCGTTATAGGTATTTGCGAAGATCTCCTTTACTTTGCCCCAGGTGAGTGTATTAATCTGATTTAGAGTGGAGTCTTCAGATGGATACAGAGTGCCGGCAGGCTGGCAGCCCGCAATACGCCACTGCTGCTGTACACATTGAGGAAAGAAAGGACCAGGTGTGGTTTCAGGAAGGTCGCAGGGGTCAAAGCCGGTTGTACCAATACAGAGCCACATCGCCGCCTGTTGAACAATAGGACTACTTCCACCCTTAATGAGACTGAAAATGTTATCATAGGAAACTATAGCATCAGAAAGGAGTATACCACCGCCTTTGTAGAGTATAGGATTCACAGGCACATTTTGCCCGGTTACAATTTGTATAGCAACTCTATCAATTTCACCTGGTTCTTCTGACTTTTGTAGCATCTTCATAATAGAGCCAGACTGGGTATAGCCAATGCTTTTTGCAAGTGAGACGAGGCATGCTTTACTTAGATTACCATTACCATCAGGTGTACAGACAGTGGGTCCAGGAGGAGCGGGTTTTTGACCGTTGAGCGGAGAGCATACTGCACTAAAACTACCGCCACCCTGCATTATACACTCACCATTGGGTACCCAATTTCCGCCCATGTTTGTTTCGCAGTCGTTTTGTTTGTATAGACGAATGCTGTAGTCGGGAGATGGATAACCGTAGGTACCGCAATTGATGCCCTGAGGTGTTACAAAGGGCTTAGGAGCAGGTCTGTCGCACTCTGCGCTAGTCATAATAGTTGGTGTATTACACGTTGCAGAGGGTGCTGTAATCTTATTGATTGTGAGAGATGTAGGATATTTCTCTGTACCGTCTACGTTTACAGGAATGGCGACGCCGGAAGAGGGGCAAAAGCCGCAGATACCATTGACGGAAGGAGCATCAATAGAAACACAAGTCTTGATGCGAGCACAGTTCTTAATCTCTTCTAGCTGTTGGGCGATTGTCAGATCCCAAATCCACTGACCATTACCGTAATTGGGTATTCCATTAACACCGTCACCATTCGGACCCTTAGGATATATAGGACCGTTCGCCTGTCCTAATGCTCCGCTGCTGCTTAGTTTCGGGTCGGGCACATAATACCATCCACAGCCAACAGCAGCACCTTTTACGTGTCTTGGTAGATTAGCGGGCATCTTCGCCGATTTACACCACTGGATATCGGCGTCGGTAAACTTGCTGTTGTTATCTGTTTGTAGATTGCGGACAACGATATTTTCAGGGTTATTTAAGTATACATCGGGCTGATTAACTGCGGGGTTCATAACATTTGCGTAATTTGGCATAGCTTCATTTGTCATAACCTCTTTGCCTAGCACATTCTGTAAATAATTCTCCTGCCCGCTAACAAAGGTAGTGGAGGCGGATTTTAATGACGCACCAGATGTAGGACCACCAGATATGGATGCTAAGAAACCTGCCATAGTAGGTGCGGCATTATTTCCACTCCCTGGAATTGTCTTAACATCTGCGAACTGCTCAATCGTATGAACCTTAGATTTTCGGAGTAAGGCTAATACCATGAGTGAGACAACCATCACAGTAATTATAATTAACCAGATAAACATCTGATAAATTCTCTATGATAATTTGCTAATTTAATTATGCCCAATACACTACCCCAACCATTGTTAGAAATACAGGATTGTCCTAGTTAACCGATAGTATAAATATACCGGAGCCTCCGTTACCACCGCTAGCACCACCGTCACCACTGTTTTTGGGACCCGTAAATTTGAGTTTGGCGTTGGGGGCACCTGCACCGAAAGTTTCACCAGCATATGTAATACCTGGACCACCTGTCCAGTAATCTTTAGGATGTCCTCCAATGCCGGCACCCGCATTGGCTACGGGGCTTTTATTTGGACCGTTTGTGCTTCCGCCCTGTGAGCCGATAGATGGGCAGCCGCCGCCACCACAACCACCAGTTGACTCAGGACAGTATATTCCTGTACTACCGCCAAAAGCACCGCCGAGTGCCATAACAGGAATAAGGCGGCCACCTGAAAAGATAGTACTTTCACCATTCTTTTTACCACTGCCACCGGCACCAATTGTCACAATATACGTATTATCTGGAGTCAGCAACAGCGGTTGAGGATTGTATTGCGATTTGAAGGCGGCGACTCCGTCTACATTGGTTTGTAGACCGCCGGCTCCTCCGCCGTTTTTGTTACCACTTCCACCTCCGCCGCCGACCGCAAAGTATTTAACATTTGCCTGAATATTTGTTTTTACAGTGGAATTACCTCTAATAATGTAATATGTCGTGCCGCCTACAATTTTACGTTCGTAATCTCCTGAAATAGAGATGTTGAGAGCGGGAGCGGCAGCTACACTACTAATTTTACGGATGCTGAGTGCGGAAATAGTCTTATCAAATCCACTTGTTCGAAGGTCAGGCACATCGTATGTATAGGTGTTGCTCCGCGAACCAATATCATCTTGATATGCTATGACAGCATACCCAGAGGGTACGCGTAAAGAACTTAAGGTATCGTTCTTAATATGTTTGATAAAGGTTGTAAATGGATATTCGCCGATATCTAATGGGACGCCGTTGCCGTTGTAGTTGTAGTCGGAATAAAATGTAGGCAGTGGGGAAAATATTTTGGCGGGTGGGCAGGACGACGGTGTTGTACGTTGTACATCAATACCTAAACATTTCTTCACACTTACGTCTTGTGAGTTAGAGCCATCGCCACCGATCATAGCCTTATAGTTTGCACGGAACATATCGGAAATTTGCCCCCAACTCATAGAGCCGTATTTCACCAGGTCTCCCTCTGTTGCAGGATATCCCTCACCGGCAGATTGGCAACCGTTCGTACGCCATAATTGTTGTACGCAGAGTAAGGGAAATGGACCTTTTTCATTATTATCAAATCCACAGGGGTCAAAATTGACTGTACCTACGACAAACCATTTTGCCGCTTCACGTACACGTGTATGAACGCCAATACGTATTTGTTCTTTGAGTTTCATATAGAGATTTGCGGCGGTATGTACATCTATTTTCCCGCCGACAGTACCGACTCCACCGACATCTCCGCCGCTCAGAATTACATCAGGTATTTCTATGCCAACATTTGTAAGTTGTGTCATCGCAACACGGTCATTTTCTTCAACACGTCCCCCATTTTTTAGGATACGTAGTACAGCACCGCGGGTTGTATAACCGATACCTTTTGCGATACTTGTTAAACAGGCTGTGCTTAATCGTCCATTTATATCTGGCATACATACGTTTGTTGTAGGTTTATTCAACTCCGCACAACTTTCACTGTAATTGACTCCATCGGGACTGGTACATTGACCGTCGTAGGATAATACACCCTTAAAATTATTACATTCGCTTTCGTTGTAAATACGAAGTTTCTTATTGGCGGAGGAGCGTCCGAATTGATAGCAATTTGTGCCATCGGGTGCGGTAACAACACGTTTTTTCTCTCGGAATATTTCACAGTCACTACCATTCATTAGAACAGGAACGCCACAGGTGGCAGCCACGTTATTTAAATACTTTTCGGTTCCATCGCTTTTTACAGGTACGGCGTAGCCAGATGTAGGACAGAATCCACATCGTCCATGGACGGCGTTTGTATCAATAAGGTCGCATACAGTAATTTGTTTACACATCTTGATTTCTTCAAGCTCTTGGGCTTTTACAAGGTCCCATATCCAGCGTCCACCGGCGGCAAGCCCGTCGTGAAATACGGGACCGTTTACGGTACCGAGTACACCGACGGAGGTGAGTGAGGGGTCTTCTACGTACCACCACCCACAGCCATCTCGCGCACCTCGGAGATGTCTTGGAAGATTTGCGGGTTGAAGTGCGGAGCGGCAAAATTTATTATCGTAGTCTGTATATCCGTTGGTCGGATCCGAAATAAGACGTTTGGCGACAAGAGTAGAATCGGCTGTATCCATATCTAGGAAAATGTCGGGAACAACAAGTGCTTTTGTCATATTATCAACGCCTGGGTTTGTGACAATTTCTTTAGGATAATTCTTATAAACAATTTCTTGGGATTCCAAAAAGGGTGCTTGAACTCCAAGAAAGTCAGCGAATCCTTCGCTCACATAGTAGTGGTAGCTGAAATAGATGAGCCCAGCGGCTAAAACTAGAACAAGAACAAACAGTTCTAGCATCCCCTATTTATTCAATAGTTTATCGCAAAGCGATATATTATTGATATTACTATTCGTTTGCGTAACTTATAAGGATATAATGAATATGCCAGAGCCACCTTTGCCTCCATTACTACCACCGCCTCCAGTATTGTCTCTACCAAATGCCATAGGTGACATGTTGCCACCAACACCGTACATTTTTCCTAGAAAAGATATACCAGGACCGCCAACACTGTAATTAGTTACGTGACCACCAATGCCACCACCGGCATTACTAACTGCACTTCCATTGGGTCCGCCGCTACTGCCTCCTTGTAGTCCAACAGAGGGGCAGCCGCCGCCGCCACATCCACCGGAAGGGGCGGGGCAATATCTACTAGTTGCACCGCCATAGGCACCGCCAAGGGCAATAACGGATACACCAGGTCCGCTGAGTGTTGTATTGGTACCCTCATCGCCAATAGTTATAGAATATTCATTAGCAGATAATGTGAGGGGAGCACTATTAAATTGCGATGGAAATTTAGCAATATCTTTTATATTTGTTTGAAGACCACCGGCTCCACCACCATTTAATATACCTGAATTACCACCACCACCAACTGCAAAATATCTGAGATTGACTGTAAAAGTTATGGTTAGCGTAGCATTTCCTGTAATTATACAGTATGGAATATTATTAACTGTAATTTCTGTGTAGGGACCTTCAATACCAACCCCAGGAAGTATACAGCCGAAACCTTTACCAATAGTATTCTTAACCTGATTAATACCGTAGCACTGCTGGATAGCAGTAGCTTGTGCGTCGGACTGATCAGCAGCGGCATTGCCGAATTTACCACCAAGATTGTTAGCAGTCTTGTAAATTTCATTAAAGTAATTTTGAATCGCCTGTAGGCTCGGCATTTCCATCAACTGATTCACGACAGATATATCGGGGCGTCCATTCTTGATAGGTGCCATTGTGCCGCCGAGCTGGCACGCCTGGAAAGGATACTGAGTACGGCGGTCAGGTGTGCTTTCTGTGTTCATTAGACCGCTAAAACGGTCGGCAATGTTTGTGTATGTACCATCGTATATCCGACCTATATCTGCAGTACCTCTACGATTTGCATCAGAGCCCGTATTTAGCCATAGATATTGTAGGCATTGAGGTGTTACATTTATCATTGGTGTGGCAACAAGACCCACAGAGCCGTCGGCGTTGTCAACAATTTGTTCACAGGGGTTTACAATATCAAAACCGAATAAGAGTTGTGCGGCGGCATTCATTACTTTTATACGAGTTTTCATGTCATAGCTTATCACATTTCCATTCACGTCCTTGCCTGCAGTTGCCGTTCTGTACAATCCCCTCAAATATGTACTAATCCCATTCAAATCGCCATAGCCATTGAGTTGTGTTAGACCACCATTCTTTGTAGAGAGCGTGCCCCTACCTGGAACTCCACCTACACCTTGGAACAAATCAAGCAAGCAGGCAGCACTATAAGAGCCTGAAGTCTGACCCCCAACCATACAGGGGGAGCTCTTGAGTAGTGCATTTGTGCTCTGTTTTGTAATTAAAGGACCCATAGGAGCGATTTCTAAATCATCGCTGTAATAAGGGTTCTCTAGATAACCTGGTACTTGTGCTACAAATGTGACAGTTGGACTATTTGAAGAATTGCTCCAGAACCAGAAATGATTCTTCAGGATTGACATTCTGGATTCCCATACAGGTCCTGAAATAACGGAGCTTCCAGTGAACGGTCCAAGAAGACGAAGAGGGCTGGGAGTGGGTGGTGCCGGTTTTGCCAGATTACCATTAATCCTGCTAATTGTTTGTAGGAATGGTACAGTGCGGTCATTAGAATCCTTCATCTCCCATTGGATAATGACGGCACGCTCTGAATTGCCAGGCGGATCTGACACACCAGGTTCGCTAAATTTACTATATAAGCTTGGACCCTGTGGGGGACCAAAGCTGTTAAACCAATTGACAACAGACGTTCTAATGGGTGATGGGATCGTTGGATTTGTAATCGTTGCGGAGGGCTTGAAGCCAAAGCACCAAGCTGCGTTTGCACTGCCGCTGTTTTGGCATACACCCATTCCTGGTGCACCGCCAATAGGAATAAATTTGAAAGAGCTGGAGCCCGTCTGTGCAGCGTACATAGATGTTGTCTGGTCACTTACAATTCCGCAGTTGGGCGATTGAAGTCCGTTATCAAGAGCATTTTTCAGCTGTGCGGATGATGCAAGATCCGAACCGAGACGGTTACAGAGTTCCCTTGCCGAGGCAACGTTATACGTATTCATTTGACCATTTCGTACCTGTTCTTGTACTTGGAATACTTCAGATTGTCCTTTTGTGCGGTTCGGCATTTCCTGGACAACTAGAACACTTACAGTATCGGCTTCCATTACATTGGGAAGTGTGAGTGTAAATTCCTGCCCTGGATTGCCGTCATTGCTGGCGGTGTAGGTCTTGCCGCTCCGCTGATGGGTAACAACAATCTGTGTAATGCCGGTGCCAAATGGAGATATGACACGGAGAACTACAGGATAGGGAGCAGTCTTTTCATCTGTAGGCTTATATACGTATGTATTTGTGCCCGAAACAGGAGCCTGCGCACAGCTTACATCGTTAAGGGTTCGTCCTTCTATTGTTCTACCACCTTGGAACCCACCTGTTTCGCCGATTTCGGTACATTCCAGTTGATTCACTGCTTTTATACAGGATGCCGAATCAACATAGAACATACCGGGAGGGCACTGACCAAGACTGGGCTGGTATATGGGCGTTCCACCGGCAGCAGCATCTTCAGCATCGGTGCGGTCTTGGAATATAGATAACAGACCACCAATAAATGTTTTAGAGCTACTTCCGTCGAATTTCGTGCCACCCTTAATACAAATACCACAGAGTGCGTTCTTCGGGTCATCTAATTTAGAACAATCAAGACGCTTCGTAAGGGAGGCTTGGCATCGGAGGGCAGTAAGATACAAATCATTTGCAGGCGGTAATTGCGGGCTTACTTGTTGTGATACAATTGCCATATTTGTAGGAGATAGCATTGAAGGGGATCCATCGGGAGTTTGGAGAGCAACCGTAAGATCCTTGTTCTTTTGTTGAGTTGCAGTATTAAACCTCTGAGAAAATTGTTGGTTTGTAAGGTTTGGGTCATATGCTACATCAACTACACCAAAATTCGGAAGGATCGGGTCCATTGAACTACCTAGATGATTGTACAACTGACTACCCTCATTTCTCATCATATTACGCTCTAATCTGTAGTTGCTCATGTTCGTGGCAAATCCCTCGGAGGACTCAGCATATTTGCCCTGTGCGACAGGAATCACAAAGGTAAAAATAAATACCAAAACAAGAAGGATTACAATGACGGTTCCTCCTATCATTTACTCTAATTATGACTCTTAAATATTTGAATGAACCTCCCACGGCGAATCATTCAATTATTGTTCGGAATCACAGCCGCCGCTTTAGAATCCATTAAAGAAATAGTGTCCCTGTGCACTTTTATATGATGGCCAACTCTTAGGATTGTATAGGTTTGTTTCACCGGTGTAATACTTGGCGACACCCTTATCACTCACCATCTTTGTAAAATTATCGGGGGAGTGGAACATCGCAACCTTATTACACTGGTCGTCTACGTTCACTGCTGTAGCAACGGGATAACCAGGAATCCAATCGCCGCTGAAGTTTCCTTTCGGAACAGTGTCTGGCATAGGGCATCCATCGCTAGAAACCTGACCACCACTGGCGGGGCAGCTCTTTGAATACGGGTGTATGGGGGGTAGGTTCGGTTGTAAGCCCCACTTACAAGCCAGGTATCCCTCAACTGCCTTTACCGAGGCATCGGATAAAACAGCATCATAGATTATAATCTCCATTGCGTAACCCATGTAGTAGTAGTTAGGTGATGTTGTGTCTACGCCCAAATATGTTGTTGTGCCAGCACGGAATCCGCCGCTTCCAGTATCACTACTTGCAGTGGAGGATCCTCCGTTGAGAGAGATATCCGCCCGCATGCCGTTGACTTGTCCTGTTACCATTGCGTTTGTGCCCGCAGTGTAAGAGCCGCGTGGGGTTGTTGCCAACCATACAACCTCGTTGTTGAGGTAAGCCACGACGCCGACGGTTTGAGTGTAGGCAGGACCGTTGCCAGAGTATCCGAGACCGAACCCGCGAGCACCGTACTGACCACCAATTAAGATATTGTTATTGAAACTTGGTGATGGGTTATTGAATACAATAAATATTGTTTCGGCAGACGGGTTTGCGGGGTAATTTGTCATATAACCGGTTGTACGAGCATTAAAATGGACCGCCCTATTGCCGGCGGAGTAGACACCTGGGGTTTTACCTGATGCTACGTTGGCACTGTATCCGTTTCCTGACTTATCAACCCATACACGGACCGTTGAGCCATCGGGTGGCGCACTGCCGGTTCCATCGGGGTCCGCTCCATCAAACCATACTGCTAAGTTGGACTTGACCGATAATCCGGCGGGGGCGGGTTGTGGAACGGCGGGTACGCCAATAATCGTAAACGACTTACGATTTGCGTCTTCCGCTGTATTCGCAAATTTAGTTAACCAAACTTCCTTGGCAGGACCGGCTTGGCTGAAGTACTGGTCAGGGTAATTGACTGACTGGAATGATACCATTGTAGGATCTTTATTGAGTGAAGATACAACCTTCCATGTGGAATCCTGTGCAAATATTGTGCTGCCATTGTTTGGTTGAGCAAATATACGGAATCCAGAGTGGCGTAGGAATAGAGGTGACGCATCCGTTGTCTTGAAGCTGACGCAGTTCGCCTGACCACTGTTGGGCGTCGTTAACATAAATGTAATATTGGGGGTATTCTGAACACCACCAAAGAATGCCGCACCACTGTTATACATCAAATAGTTTGTAATCTCTGTAGGGTCGCCTAGGTTGACATAGCACGTGACACCTGGTATGACATTTGGCGGCATAATGAGTGTACAGCCATAGCCCAGACTCTTATTTTTGGCTTGTTTAATACCATAGCACTGCTCCATTGCGGCCGCCTGTGCCTTCTGATCTTGGCTGTAGTTCGCCGCCTTTTGAATACCGTTAAAGAAGTTTTGTACAGCTTGTAGACTATCCATGCTTGTGAGTCTTCCAATGACCATACGGTCAGGCTCTCCATTCTTAACAGGAGCCATTGTACCACCTAATTGACAGGCTTGGAATGGGTACTGGCTGCGACGTTTAGGTGTGCTTTCATTGTATCGGAGACCGCTAAAACGATCCGCAACGCTCGTATATGTACCGTCAAAGATTCCACCAGCTTTAGCACCATAGGGTGAGCGGTCCTGGTCTGATAGATTATTGAGCCATAGATACTGGAGACAATCGGCGGTTACATTTGTCATAGGCTTCGCTACAAGACCTACAGAACCATCCGCGTTGTCTACAAGATCTTCGCAAGGGTTTGTAATCTTGAAACCGAACAGCTTCATTGCGGCGTCATTCATTGCTGCAATACGCGTAGTCATATCTAAACTGATTACATTACCATTAATGTCCTTACCAGATAAGGCTGTAATATATAAACCAGCCAGATAATCAAAAATGTCATTCATATCACCATATTTATTGAGTTGGGATAGACCGCCGTTTTCTGTAGCAAGAGTGCCCTTAGAAGGGTCGCCACCATTTCCTTGGAACAGGTTGAGCAAGCAGGCGGCACTGTAGCGGCCTGCCTCTTGACCCTCCGCAAAGCAAGGGGATGTCTTGAGTAATTCCATTGTCTTAGGATTTGTAATAAGAGGACCAATTGGTGTATTCTGTAAGTCATCCTCATAGTAAGGATTTTCCAGATATCCAGGCACAAGTGCTGTAAATATTGCGGATTGCGATGCAGCACTAGTAGCAGTCCAAAACCAGAACTGATTCTTCACCATAGACGATTTTGAATTCCACGCAGGACCTCTGATCATTGAGCTCTTTGCATAAGAACCAAATATACGGACGCCCTTATTGTCATTACTGGTACCAACCTTTGTTATTGTTTGCTGGAAGGGAACGGTACGATTCTCCGAGCCTACCATCTCCCACTGAATGATAATAGCACGTTGTGACGTACCAGGTGGGTGATTGCTCACGGGATCGGAGTACTCGCTATATAGGCTGTTACCCTGTGCTGGCTGAGCATTTGTTCCAAACGAATCAAAGAATTCATAAATAAATGTAGGAATTAATCCAATTGTAGCTGTCTTCTTAGGCTTGAAACCGTAGCACCACGCACCGTAGGAGGGATTTGATGCAGGGCAAAAATCCGCCTTTGGATGAGAGCCAATGCCGACAAAACCAGCATATCCACTTTGTACGGAAAACATAGGCGTATCTGAATCGCTAATCATACCGCATAACGGTGCCTGTCCTCCAGCATCATTTGACTTCTTAACATTGTCCTTTGTGGCAAGGGATGTACCAATACGAGAACATATGTTTTGTGCGTTAGCTTTATCGCACGTCTTGATGCCTCCCTGTGAATTTTTCTCATATACGTAGAACACTTCGGGCTTTCCGCTAGAGCGGTGAGGCATCTCTTGTACAATCTCCACAACTACAGGGTCCTGCTCCATCACTCCTTGGAGTGTAAGTGTAAACTCTACTCCAGGCTTGCCGTCATTATTCGCCGTAAATGTGCGAGTTCTGCGTTCTATATTTTGACCAGTCTTAGGATCTTTAACTACAGCGACTACTGGTTTATGTGTAACAATTGCCTTAGTAATACCGGTGCCAAACGGCGATAGGAAGCGTAGTGTTACATCATAGATGTCATTCGGTGGCTGGTAGACATACATGTCTTGTATAGGTGCCTGAGCACACGATACGTCGGGAATTCTACGTCCCTCCTTTGTCTTTCCGCCCTCGAAACCACCAGTGCTGCCGATTTCACTACAGTTGAGCTGATTTACGGCTTTCTTACACGACGCCGAGTCTACATAGAACATACCAGGCGGGCACTTACCAATTGTCGGTTGGTATATGGGGGTTCCACCAGCGGCATCGCTTGCAGCCTCGTTACGCTCGGATACAAGTGATAGCAAACCACCTATAAAGGTTTGGGCACTGTCTCCATTAAATTTGGTACCACCATCAATACAAATGCCGCAACTCTCATACGTTGGGTCATCTAACTTTGAGCAACTATCACGAGTTTTTAGGTCATTTTCACACTGGCGTGCCTTCACAAGTAGATCATTGGGTGGGGGCAACTGTGCTTTTATACCCATCGGTTTAGGACCCATATTAGTCGGAGATGCTGTTGTTGGCGCAATATCAGGATTCGCTAAACTGTTTGTAAGAATTTTGTTGGCACTGTTTGTAAGTTCATTAAACTGCCGTAAATAATCGGGTATTGTAAGTGTTGTATTGTCTTCAATGCCCGCCGGTGCTACAGCAAATGTTGGCAATATAGGGTCTAAACTTGCGCCTAGACCGTTGTATTGACGATTTCCGCTCTCAATCATACCTTTGCGCTCACGTAGATAGCCTCCCATATAATTCCTGTAGCCACCACCGGTAAAGGTCTGGAACCCCTCCTTATTTTTAAGGGCGATGGGTATGATAAAAGTACATACAAATATTACCACAAGCAGCACCACAATTATTGTGCTAAGCATGCCTCTACCAAATTACATCAAAATAATATCGGTAGAGTTCGGGGACGAAAGATTAGACATTATCGGGGCGGATATTAGATGTAGAATCCATATCACGCGTGATAATACGTAGGACAAAGTTTGTCTGGCGGCTTGTATTGATAAGGGCACAGCCGGTCTGTACGGTTGCCGCCGTGTTGAGGATAGACGTGAGACCCGCGGTAGAGCCGCTAGTGGCGTTCTCCTCCTGGGACAGGAATCCGCCAAAATAGGAGGGACCCTGATTGCGCGTCGTACCACCGGTGGTAGCAGGATTATCAAAACGGTTGCGGATGATGATGACGTTACAGTAGCCGGCGTTGTTACGTCCAAGATTGATAGTTGAATTTCCGCCAGAAACGTTGATATAGCCCGTGGCAACAACATAATGCCCTTCAGACTTATTGATGAAGTCTGTGAAATCTACAGCACCGCTGGCGGTGAATGTACCAGACGGCGTAACAGTACAACCCTGAATATTGATAATATCGCCCTCGGAAATAGCACTAAACAAGAAATAGTTTGTCGTCTTGATAAAGATGTAGGGATTCTCAGTATTTGTGCCTGTGACGCTAGAGTAATTTGTATTATCGGTCGTAGTACCAGTGCCACCAAAGTTTGTGATTAAATCGCTGAGTTGAATACGGTTAATGAAGAAGACGTCGGGATCTGGGCTGATAAGCTCCGTATTATGCCGCTCCATACGGATTGTTAGACGGTTCAGGGTCGCTAATGGCGTCGGTGTGTATACACGTTGCGTCTTGAGGAACTTAGGAATAAAGCCGGTGTAGCCAGTCTTATCGGCAGGAACATTGCCAAAGGCAGCGGAGGTAGAGGGTAGGTATGACTGAGGGACGTATAAATCAGAAGACCACGTCGTATCGTACTGGACAATAGCAAACGTATTATCCTCATCGGGATTCGTAGAGAAGGAGTTGTTGTTGAGTTCGGCAATACGGACGCTCGCAAACGGTAGCGAGAAGATATTGACAACACGGCTAGTATCGTAGGAGCCCGCTGCCGGAATACGTACAAGTGCCGTGAGCGACTCAATTGGCACAATTGCCTTCACAAACTCAATACGCTGAATATTGCGGAAACGCTGCTGGACGGCACTATTGTACCCGAGAGCCCCAGTGGTATTGCCGGTATTGAAAATGACGGAGAAGTTGTAGCGGTTTTCGCTGTTGTTGAGGAGCCAATTACGGTCGGAGCTCGTAATAAACACGTTATACTCGGTTTCACGGTACTTGACGACATCCTCCTGGGGAATGATATAGTCCTGAGGGCGGGGAGCAAGCTGGGGCGGCGGCGGGTCGGCTTGGGGCGGGATAGGCTGCGTGGCAGAGGGAGGAGCCTCCTCGCGAATCTCTAGACGGGGCGGCATAACCGACGCCGCTCCATTCTGGGCGGACTCCACCTTCTTGTTCGGAAATGACTGGGCAGCGGGGATACCAAGGGCACGTGCCTGGTCCTCGCGACGCTTCGTCTCACGCTGCATCAGCAGTACGGGGTCTTCCTCATCGTCAAGTTCGGGTGCGGGTGCACGGAAATCGGGAATACCGACCTGCGGAATAGGGATGGGTGCGCGGGAAGCCATCATATTGTTGTAATTAGAGCCGGTATCCTGGAAAAGGCGGGATACATCCTCGCCACGGGGATAGGTACCTACAGATATTGTGGTAGGGGGCTGTGCTGCCTGCTGCTTGCGGAACCACGCATCCATAGATATTTCGGTTTCACGAATGACTTCAGTGGCAAGAGCGTTCTGCGGCTTATCCTGTCCCTGAACACGAGCGACTTCCGTCATAAAATGCTGAGTGTACTTTTGGAGTTTCTCGTCTATCTTTTCGGGCAATGCCGAAACTCCCATTTTCTTCGCATAGCGTGTGCGTAAGAATCCTACAATTTTGGAGTAGTTTGCTCCGTTTAGAAACAAGTTCTGTTGCGGACCACCTGTTCGTCCGGACATCTTTCTAAACTACCAAGATATATCATAAAATTCAAACAGAACGCTGAAGAATTAGATACATAATGTTTTTAATGCCTCTTCCAAAGCCCCCTTTCGCGGTGTCTCTTCGGCAAACATAATATCACGAATTTTATTGACTTGGTCGTCATTTAGCATATTTTTACAAATATCTTGGAACTCTTTGCCCTTGAGCAAGCATATAATCACTAATAAGCAAAATGTGCCACACTCGGACGTTTTCCGCTGATGACGGATATCATTATAATAGACATTCTTACAGCCTTGGTCCTTACAGCGTTTGAGAAGTCGCGCAATTTCATCAGGCGGCTCATATCCATAGGAATCGTAGTAGTAGGCATTTCCTTTTTCAAGGTCAATGAAAGCGCATATCCAATGCGAGCCCGGCTCATCGTGCGGGTCTAGATTGAAAATAATACCAATTTTCGTTTTACCCTTCCGAGCCGATTCCTGTAAATCCAGCCGGCAGAGTTCGTTAACAATACACTTTCCCCAGGCGTTTTCGTCTTTGGCATCAAAATCAATAGGAACGGGACCGATAAACTCAAAAGACGGATAGGCAGCTTCATACTGTTTCATCACGTCTTCAATATTGTAACTGTCCAGCCAATCGGTAGGCTTCTTGTCCCATTTTTTGGGCTTTTCGGGTTTGAAGTATTCTTTTAACTCCTTCTTCTCATTGTCCGATATTCCAGGTAGTTTCTTCACAGCACAAAACTCCGTTTCGCATTTGTAGTGTGATTTCATATTATCACGTAATTGATTCCAAAGACTTGTATTTGGTTGTGTGTCGACACCGGCGGCTTGCTTTCCGTTTTTCCGTGTCTTACGGACGCTTATTTTGTGCCGGGGATGGGTTTTGTTCCACGCACGTGTTAAGCGCTGAAGAGCACTATGCGGCAAACAGGTCTCCCCGTCCCGGCGGTGTAGTGCCGGATTACATTGGAATGCTGACATTACAGATACCTCCTTATAGTATAATTAGAAAAAGATAAGCCATTGTAAATGGATACATCGAATCCGTCGTGTAGTAGCGGTGTAAAGAAGCGGCGCAGACATAGAGACCCCGTAATCAAGGATGTCTTTTTCCGCCGGTTCTTTGCTCCACTTATTGTATCAATTCTGATATTATGTGGAGTTTTAGCGGTTATATCAACCCCGCCCGGCACCGGTATAAATTGGGAGGGGTTTGCTACAGCGTTCGGCGATACAGCAAAGACGGTGGCAAAAGGTGGTGGTTTGCGCAGGCGATAAAATGCTCATATAATAGAGTATGGCATTTGACGCACCTTATATGGTCTCGATTGCCATTTGCGGCATGTTAGCGATTATTGTAGGTGTAACATACGGTACACTTTTGCCGAAGGATTCCGCACAGAATACGAAACTGATGGCGATCGTAACCGTATTTAGTTTTGTAGCATCATTGATTGCGTACGCCCTTGCCCTTTATCATTTTAGCCATAATCCTGGGCAAATGGCTCAGTTTATACTTGGAATTGTGATGATTATTATATTACCATGTACTCTTATTTCGGCAAGTATCTCCACGATTACCATAAGTAATTTAAGGGATACGTTAGCCACACGGGGACGATAAGCAGTCGCAGTCGCAGCCGCAGCCGCCGCCTAAACAATTCGCTTCATAATAATCTAATATGATGAAGCGGCTTGATATACCGTTTATGTTTATTGGACCGGCGGGGTCTGGTAAAACAAAAGAGCTCCGACGGCTTATTGAAGAGGAAAATAAGGGAAAGATTACATATCCATTGGAAACCCGTATATTTACAGTTGGCGATAGTTATGAAGCCCGTGTATTTACGAGCCCATACCATTTTGAAATTGATATTCCGAACCTATCAATGCAAGATAAGCAGATTATTGGTGACCTTCTTACCAGTTTCTTTTCAAGCGGCGATGTGTTAAATAGCCTACGGTCTTCATCCCGTAAATTGGTAGTTTTACGACGCGCACATAGTCTTTCTCTAGCCGCCGCTATTCGTGTCCGTGCCATTATTCAACAGTTTGTTCTACCGCCCGAGGCGGCAGGCATGCTCTGGCTTACCGCACGCGAAATTACGGGTCCGCTTGCTCTTCTAGACGACGCCTTTGTGAGATATCGTATGCCGCGGATGTCTTACCCAACGTGGCAAACCGCCGTCCCGCCGCCCTTTGCTAGCCAACTTGCGTATGAAAAATGCGAAGGACGACCTGAGCGTATTGATGAGATTCAAAAGTATTTACCTAATCAAGTTCCATCGCAGTGGCCAAGGCGTATTCAGGATTTCTATGACGAAATGATTGCATCACTGATTCAGAATGCACGATCCGGTAGGAAGCCCGACCTTAAAGTCGTCCAGTGGCTGCGTGCGATTGTGTATCAGGCACTCAGTTTCTGTCAAACGGGACCCGAGATTATTGATAGTTGTGCCGCCGC